ATTATTGCAAAGATGATGTATCGGGCATATCTCCAGATTTTTGATGAGAAGGGAAGAGAAGCAATAAATTGGGGAATAGCATACGAACAGTGTGTAGCTTTAATAAAGATAGAGAGGTCTAAATAATGAGAAAGAAAGTTTTGTTACTGGCAGGATGCGTTCTTGCATCTGTTTTTATGTTAACTGGATGCGGAGAATCATATCCTCAAATATCAGTGTATCGTTCTGAGTGGGGAGAAGATAATTTAGATATTGGTATTGGAAATGATTACAAATACGACAGATATACAAAAGAAGATACAAGTGATGGCTGCTCCGTGACAATTTATTTTACAGAAAGAAAAAATAAATGAAAGAAACATTTACGAAATGGCTGAGAAAACAACCTGATTATGGGAATTTTGATTCACCAATGAGTTCGGAAAAACCACTTGACTTTTTGTTTGATTATCTTCTTATTCGTATGGAGCGCAAAAAGGTAAAAAGAGAATATAGGAAAATGAAAAGGAAAAATGAACGAAGATTGAAGAAGGAAAAAATATGGAACAAATAAGACCGACAGAAACATTTTGCGGTATTGATATATTCACATGGGAGTCGTGGGACTCGATAGAAATAGATATGCTATATTTTTATAATGTTGAGTTCTGCTTGGATTCTATGAAAAAATATAACGGATGCAATGTGATGCGAGAATTTGACGGTACAATGGAAATCTATTCAAAGGATGGAAAAGATGTTGTATGGAATGGAACAATAGCCGACATTCCGGAAGTCGTAGAGAAATTGATGCTCAATAAAAGCAAGTCAAAATGTGATAGTAGATTTGTAGAGTATTTAAAAAAGACATTTACGAAAGATTTTGAGTAAGAAAAAAAGAAATAAATAATTAATAAAATGATAGTTTTATTCAAGAGCGATGGTTGTCGTATTTCAGGCTTCAAAACATTGTATTAAGCGATTGCCTTAATTTTAAAAGTACGTGTTCATCGTGGTTTCAAGCCACTAGATGAAACTATCATTAGGAGCAGAAATGGAATTAAACAAAGTATATAAAGGAGATTGCTTAGAGCTTATGAAGGATATTCCAGATGAAAGTATTGACATGATTCTGGTAGATCCTCCATATGAGCGAACACATAATAAATGGGACTCAATTATTCCACTTGATAAAATGTGGGAACAGTATTTGAGAATTATTAAACCTAATGGTTGCATTGCAATTTTCGCAGATGGAATGTTTATGGCTGATCTGATGAAAAGCCAGGAAAAATTATGGAAGTATAATCTTGTGTGGGATAAGGTACTTTCCACTGGATTTCTTAATGCGAATAGACAGCCTTTGAGAGTACATGAAGAGGTATGTATCTTTTATAAGAAGCCACCAGTGTATAAT